CGCGACGGCAGCGGAAGTAAATCCCCGAGATAAGGCCAGCTAGAGTGCAAAAAATGCCAACAATGATGCCGACAATCATCCACTCATTAGGTGAAAAGTAATTAATCAGGCTGAATAGCCATGACGAAAGCCCACCGGCGAGCAAGGTGTTATCGGCAGCACGTGTGTACATTCTTTTCATCCTTCACCTCCACCAGCGAGGCAGGGTTATTTAGTGAATAGCGCCCAGCCGTAACCACTCTCTGCTAGAAAGTGTTTAATGTGTGGATGGTTGTTGGCTGGGCGCTACATATGAAAAAGGCCACCAGAAGGTGGCCTATAAATATAGTTATAGAATTCAGTGAGAATGCTTAGCTCATTATATTATCGATTTTGAGCTAATGATTTTTCACCTGTAATCTCATACAGCTAAGTACTTAATTACTAGATTTGGAGATAAATTATTATATCCTATATGCGAAGTGTTTTACTGGATTAACAAAGGAATCTAAAGGTGAACATATGAGAGTCTTCATGAGCGAATGGCTTATAGGGCTGCAAGCCTCTGCTGCGTCATTAATCTTAATATTGCTATTGTTCTATATTGTGGCTGCCTGAAATAAAACATCAACACAATCGGCTGAGCCATCTCCACTGGTTGAAAGACGCGCACCTGTATTCGGTGCTATATGAAGATGGCTCATGCAGTTGTGCAGCACACCAAACGCTCTGGGTTATCCCTTCTTCGCTGAGTGATGTGCTGATTGCCGTGATGGCTCTTCCCAAACACTTTTCTTACAAACTGATCAGGCACCACGACCCATTGAACGTACCTAATTTATTACAGTGACACAATCATTAACGAAACTTTCGGAATAATCTTTTTAATGGACATTACCAAAAGTAAAGTAGCTCGGCAGTAATAACCTTAGTTAGAAAAATTTGAGGATAGTCGTTTGCTAGCAGACTTTATTTTCAACAAATAATTAATTAGCCTGATAAGTAATGGCTTATGGTTATTCATGTTTTTTTGATTTTGGCATTTATACCGCTTAGTTTTAATTTCCAATAAAAAAGATTTAGCTTTAGAAACCCAACCTACTTAATGTCAAATTATCAAAATAAATTAGCTAAGACTCTTCTTACATCAATAAACTTAAGACATAAATAATACCTTTAAAAAAGTTCAACTTTTCAGTTACTTATCATAAGACATTAGATTTATTTATAAAATAACGAAAGAGAGTATATCAAAATAAAAAATAAATAGATCTAAATCAATAAGTTGCGATTCATCCTAGGTTATCAATTACTACCTGTGTTTGATTATACATTAACATCGCTTTTCCCTGATGTTGGCCTATGGCCCCTCTCATCTGAACTTACGGGGATGAGAGGTTTCTTTTTTATTACGTATGGAGTTCCATCGAATGAAAAGTAGTCGATTATTTCTTGTAGCCAACAGCTATGTAAAAGTGGTTTGTTCAGAGCCGGCTAAAATCCTATTGATCAATGAAAAACATTACGACAGATTTTGCCGAGACAGTTGGGCCGACTACCATGGAGGTTTTTTTTGCAACTTCCCAGCTATTGTTGAAGTTCCATACGATGGGATCTGGAATATCGTGATTGATACTCATAGTCATGGAGATACTGAGTCTGCAGTGAGCATAACTATCTTGCCTAATCATGAGTTATTAGAGCAACAAGACGTGATCAAATAGTAATGAAAGTCTATTTACAGGCAATTTTCAAAGTAGGAGTTCAACATCTATCGCAAAGTTGGTCCGCCACCGAGGTCTCGAACCTCGCACCTACAACTTAAATGGTTATCGGCTCTTCCTGCTGAGCTAGTGGCGGTTGGAGCGCTCAGCGGGACTCGACCCCGCATCATCAGCTTGGAAGGCTGAGGTAATAGCCATTATACGATGACCGCTTTGGTGGCCCTTGCTGGACTTGAACCAGCGACCAATCGATTATGAGTCGACTGCTCTAACCAACTGAGCTAAAGGGCCAGTGCTGTAGTCAGCTAACAGGAGTTGTTCAACGATAACGTCTCTCGCTCCGGGTGAGTATCTCACTACAGCGGTAGGCATAGTATTATGCTAATGTTAATCCATGCAATAACAGTGAGTTATTTTCAGATTAATGCTACCTAGACTGGTCATTTTTCACTCTCTTCACTCTCAAACTTTTCACTTAATGCCAAGGAGTCTGGCAGTAGCGCCCATGCAATGTAAAAATCATGTGGCGTAAGCTCATCCATCATCCATGTATAAATACCGACATCATTAACTTCGTCATTGTCTTTCAGGGTACGAATGATCCCCGTATGCCAACCATCGCAGGGATTGAGCACAAGTACATGACGACCATCCAAATCTTCTGTTGGATTTTCACTAGCTGGTCGAAACGTAAGGTATTCCATTAATCGTCGAGACATATGACCCCTCCTTAAAAACAAAACCCCGCCGAAGCGAGGTTTTATTGTGTAAGCTGTGTGACAAACTAACCACTCTTATCAGAGTATCAGCGTTTTTACGATCGTAAAGCTGTTATGCTACTTTTCTTACTATCGACTCTTTCCGTGTTAGCTTATCCATTTCTAAGCGGACATCTAGCGCCATTAGCAAACCTTCAACGATCCCCTCAGCTTTCTGTAACTGCTTACCTATATGGGTATCGGAGCAATGATTTTGCTTAGCTAGCGCCATGAACGTTTTGCCAAATAAGTAATATTCCACCAGCAAATCATGAGCATCAGGATTCTTTTTGTTCAATGTTGCCATACAGCCCACGATCACCATTGCATCATCATCACAGCATTGAGTACGAGATTTTACTTTTGAGGGAATTAAGCCAGAGAACCCCGCAGCAATTGAGCTCCAACAAACATCCTCTTTGTTGTTTGCTGCCCATGCGCCCCACATGCCCATCACTTGATGCATATCTCTTACTAGGTGATTCATTTGATTATTCCTTCTTTTCTAAGGATGGACTGCGTACGAAAAACGCCTTCAGCGTGATATAGGCGTGCCGTTCTATTGTCAAAGATATGCGTACGGCGATCGATTTCATCATGACAGCTGCTACATGCGAATGCTGCAAGTGAATCATCAGGTTTTATCCCGGTACCACATTCACCAGCTAATCGATAATGCGCTAAAACCACAGTCTCAGAATTTCCATTACACACACCTGGTATACGAACGGTGCACTCACGGCCACGCGCTGCATTTTTGATAATGTGGCTTTTACGTGGTTTCTTCGCCGGTTTTAGTGCGACGTTGCGAGCCATGAGGTTAGCCATTCCCCACCTCCGACAAACGTTTATCGAGTAATTCCAGTGGGCCATACGAGGGCGCAATGTCACATTCGCGGCCAGTACTTGCGCTAGCCTTCATTCCCAGAACTCTATGCAGCAACGCTGTAGGGAATATTGAACGAAGGCCATTGCGAAGACACCACATGATAATTTCAGATTCACTAAGCTGGCGATCTGCTGGTTGCCCCATTGCTTCACAGATATGATTGAGCATGAAAGCGATACGGTTATGCCGGGCTATCTCTGTGAATTGACGCGGGGTTTCTTGGATGTTGAGTTTATTCTTACATGAGCGGCATACACAGACAGAGCCGTTATCGCCAACGGGGAATGGTTCGTAAAATTTCGCTTCACATCCTAACCACTGGCATTTACTCAGCCACAGAACATAGTGATCTAGCGATGCTGTCCCACCACATAGGCCAAACGCGCGATCATTATCGTATAAGCCTTGGAATTGGGGATTTAGCGCTTCAATTTGATTAACAGCAGGTACAATGCCAGAACTTAGGTGCTCTTGGGCCGAGTTAAGCTCAATAATGGCGTAACGCATACCATCACGGAATTTAATTTTTCTGCCTGCTTGGAACGTGACAAGCCCAAGACGTGGCTGAGTGTTCGCGGTGAGAATTGCGATCATGCTATCACCCCGCAGGATGATAGATACATTAAAGCACCAACCTCTATAGCGATCAGTGCGGCAATGCAGTATTTCGTTGTTTGCGCCATTTCAATAACCTAAATAGCGCAGCATTCAGTCGCCAGTTATTCAGGCTGGCGAAGTTGGATTATAGCACTCCTATAGTCGGCATCCAGCATTAGCTCGATAAATCCCTCGACAGTGGCTACGTGCTCTCGATTATTAAGAATTCTCATGGAGGATATAGAGCCATCTTTGCATTTGATAACGACTCGACCATCATGGGGTAATGATACTAATTGCTCAAAGTTCATATGATTATACTCGATAGATTTATAAACCCTTGCGGGAATCACCTCCGTGTCACCTATGCGCGCACTCCCCACTATGAGCGTTAATCACAATGCATCCAATAGACCAAATAGACCAGCATCTATATTTCAAACGTTTTTCTACTAATAAGATTAGAGTTATTGAGCTCAATAGCATTGATGCTATTTTATTTTCAACGGCGTTCATCACTAATGAAATTTTGTTTTGGCAGTGCACTCCGCGTTTTTATCCAATGCCCAGTTAACCGTATCTTGATCACCCGATTCCGCTATGAGCTGAGCTATGGCCGTTTGGGCTCGGTTGTAGAGTCTTTTCTCAATCAGCTCTGCTATCTTTTGCTTTCTCGCCTCTACGTTCGGAACCACGGCCGGCTTTACCGGAAGTGTATATTTTTTACTGGCGATTTTGTTTTGCCGAATTCTCTTGCCTCAGGGATCGAGTAGCGATATCTCGTTCTGCACCCAGTTTTAATTAGACAGCCCAAGCTATTTAGAAAATCTAACTCCCTTCTCACTGATGTGTTTGACAGGCCAAGGGTCTTGGCGATTCAAATTTTGACTTTGGATTATTTTCCAGAAAAACAATAACTTCTCTAATTCCAGACATTTTTAAGTCCTAAACCCTTTGGGTTTTCCTGAGTAATCTTGGTTTTGTAGGTCGATATTCACTTTTGCTGGCTCGGTAATCTTTTGCGGCTTGCCGTTGCGCCGCCATGTCCTCGCCTGGTCGAAATATCCCTCGAAGTTCTCTTGGCTGAATATCGTTTTGGGCCGCAGGTAGAAACTCATGTTGTCCTGCCCTGCCCACTCATTGGCGATGTAATCAACTACCAGCATGAGATCGTCAGCAACGTATTCGCCCTGCAAAACACCACGGATAAATCCCATCGTGGTTTTTCCATCCCGAAAATCTGAGTCAGTCACCCGATTGAGGTGATTTAAAACTCGCAGAGCTGGATCGATATCGTCATCGTGGGGCTCGTCTGGCAGCTTGTCTGCCAGACAAGAAATATCCTGTGTAATCTCTTGAGTACTCTCTGTGTAATCTCCTGTAAGAGAGTTTGCGGGGATCCCGCCAGCTAGTTGGCAGGGTTCCCCCCGACTAGTTGGCGGTGTTGCCACCATCTTGTTGGGTGCATTGCCGCCATCTAGTTGGCGGGGTTTCCGCAATCTAGTTGGTGGGGTTTCCACCAACTGTGATTCCTCTTGGGCTAGAGCCAGCAAAAGAGCCTCAAGGCGATCAGCATTGATACGATAATGCATTGTCGCCGGGGCTCCCCTTAACTGTTCCTCAAGGATCCCCACAGCGACCAGACGTTTTCTTCCGGTTTCCTGCTCATCACGGCTAAGCCCAGTCTCTTGGGTTATCTCTTGCCGAGTTTTATAAAACCATCGTCCGTCCATGCGGTTATGCCAATATACAAACTGAGATAGTAAGACCGCCCCTACGGGACCTGTCTTTATCTTTCCCACTCGCAGCTGGGCAAATGATGGTTGATAAGCAATTGGCCTATCAAGAAGCTTGATTAGTGATGCCATTTACGCCTTCACTTCTGTGAACTTCATAGAAAACAATCTCAGTGTGAGCTGGCTTAGTGCATCAGAACCATGACGCATATAAACCACATAGCCACCAGCCAAACCCTGAACTGTTACAGTTGCGCCACGATGATCTTTAAACCGCTGGCCTTTCATGACGTCGATATACCCCTTTGATGGGGTTACGCCTTTAAAGTTACGCTGCAAAGCACACCGCAAACGCTCTTGTAAGTTGCTCATAACCACCTCGCTGAGTAAGAAATTAGGTTTCTACATACCAGTTCGTCATGCCGCTACTTCGTGGATCGTTAAACGGATAGTATTCGGGGGCAGCATGGCCACCAGCGAGTGAAGTGCCTCTCTAACCTCTTTGGCCTGAACTGATAAGGGAGAATTCATTAGCTTCGCGTTCACTGCTTCCATACATTCTTTGTTTGCAGCTGCTGCCACGAGCGCAACAGAATGTTCCTCATCAATCAGGCGCTGATGCTCTGCATCAATAGCGGCAATTACAGCCGGCGCTAGCTCTTCGGCTTGGCGAAGGTAATACGGTGTAACGCTGCGAAATACGCGCTTAATGAACAGCGCGTTATTGCGGCAACGGCGCGACCACTCGTCAGCATCATTGATATCGAGTGACTCGAGGAGATCACCAGAGTATTGGGCCCCAATCTTCTCGGTTATAGGCCACCAGCCATCATTCCTAGCCCATGCCTCTAGTTTTTCAGCTACTAATTTGATTTCCATGATTCACACCTCAAGCAGCATCGGTATTACGATTTTGTTCATACAACGCTGGCTCATATTTCAATGCTCCAGATGTCATGCGTTCAATTTTCGCTGCTCGTTTTTCTGGGACCAAAACACCCCACCCGCTCACTGATGAACGAGCGATATTTAGAGCCCTAGCGACTTTCGCCGCAGATCCAAAATAAGTGACTACATCAGACTTCTTCATAACTGCCCCATTGGTAGGTTTTCTTAACCTTACTTGTTAGGGAAACCTAAGTCAACGTTTGTTAGGATTACCGAACTATGAAAACAATCGGTCAACGAATAAAAGAGCGCCGTACTGAGTTAAAACTAACTCAGCGAGCTTTAGCTAAGCTTGTGAATGTTGCGCATGTCACTATTTCTCAATGGGAGAATGATCAAACCTCTCCTAAGGGAGATAACCTGTTTCAATTGTCAGATGCACTCGGAAAAGATCCTGCTTGGATTCAGAGAGGTAGTGATTCTGGTGAGTCGGAAAGCACTGCTGGCGCAGTTATCCTTACTCCTATGCAAAGACAACTAATCGATTTATTCAATCGCCTTCCAAGTAGTGAGCGCCAGCATCATATTGATGCCCTGCGAGACACTGTTGAGGGTTATGACAAACTCTTCAATGACATAGTCAAAACAAAAAATATTGATGAACTGATTGCGGCGAAAAAAAACCAAAAGTAAACAGTCGCTGATTAGTTAAAATCCTAAGCCGCCTTCGGGCGGTTTTTTTATGCCTTCAATAAACTTGTTAGGTTTTCCTAAATTTACGCTTGACGTTTTGTTAGGTTTAAATAACAATGCTGTTATCGAAAGCTAACAAGCAGCATTCAGTAAAACATTCTGACGGTGGGTAAAGAGCCACGAAAACGCAAAAGGGAAAATCTCATGAACACTTTTTACGACCTAAACAACAACGAATCAGTCAAAACTGGCGTATTCCCAAACAATAACGGCACTTTTACTGCAATGACTTTCACCAAACCAAAAGATTTTAAAACCATGCGCGGTGCTGTTGCTTGGTTTAACCGTCACTCTGATAGCGAGTAATCGATACAGCTCGAAAAGACGAGCACGCAACTGCATGAGCATTCAAGAGGTAGGCCTGCCGCTCTTGAGTTAACCCTGTAGATGGAATGCTCATGCAGTTGTGGTGAATCCGTAGACCAATGTGGCGGTAAGTTTAGCGAGGTTCCATCCATAGCCTCTTAGGGGACCGGTTGTCTGGCTGACTAAACGCCTAATGACAAATAGCCGAAAGGCCACCACAGCATCATCCATGTAGTAGCTGTGTAGTACTTGGGCGGTATTAGATCCTTTTAACTAATACGCATAGCGAAAACTGATACCGCCATTTTTTTAATAGATATTTTTTACGGCATTTTTGCTGGGGCTTCCTGCAACCAAAATTAAGGAGTTCGGAAATGAAATTAAACCCTATACAGCACCGAATGATGATTAATCGTGGATTGGCTTACGTCGCGTTCAAATGCCAAAAAGCTGGGCATAAATGGGCTTCTGCTATGTCTGCAATGCGCTGCGCGTTCTCTGATTTAACCACGCCTCGCCTAGTTAAAGCCTCTGGACTTGAGCGTTCCGAATGCTGGTCCTCTTTCAGCATTGACGATGCCGATATGAATTTCCGCATGTATGGCGATGAAACAATTATTGATGGAGATAAGAAGGAGGTCACCAGCGTTATTAACCTCGAGTTCGGATGTTCGGTAATCAACAACTAACTTCATTGGCTTTATTCAAAAGCCAATTGATATGCGCCTTGGCTAATTTAATTAATCACTAATCGTCGTCGGACACGTTTAGTACAGGACGCATTTCAATTACTAAGGAGATAAAAAGCATGACCATATATTTTAATTTCTTGAGCGCTAAGAAAAGCTCTGACGCAAAAGATGCCGTTGTTTTAGTTGATGTTGAAACGGCTAAAGAATGCCCTTTCGCTATTTCTTTTTTAGCTAAGCAAAACGGCATCGACCTGTCTAATTATTTCAAACCAGTTACTACTGATACGCCAATTGTTGATGATCTGCCGGAAGAAAATGAATTCAGTACAGAGTGGTGTGAAAAGTACGAACTCGCAGACGATAAGAAAACATGGCAGCTGATCGCCCCGCCAGAAGTCGAAACCAAGATTGATGACGAACTAATTAAAGTATCAGCAAAACCTTTAGATTTTCGTTTCACGGCTCTGTGGCTGCATGGAGATGAAACAGAAACAATCTCTCGCGAACAGATGAGTGCTGTTGTCGCGATGATTATGGACACCGACGATAACTTTTATCAAAACATCCTATTGTCTGTTCGTAGCGAGCAATACGCCAAAGATGCCACTCTCACGCAACTCGGCGCATTAGTGAAAGCAACTAAAGAGGTTTTCGCATATACAGATCGCCCCGCCCAGCTCGGCGTTATCTCAAATTTCTTTAAGCAATATTGTTCCTGTGCTGTTTCAGAAGCCAGTGAAGATGCGCTGGCCAACATCGTTAAATTGTACCGCGATAAACAAACCACACCAGTAATGCCAGAAACAAAGGCACAGACAACAAGCACAGGTGCAACACTGGGCACCCCGATCCGTTTATCTGATGATGTGCTTCACTCCCCTGTATTTCTGAAAAAGGTTATTGCCTACGCCATGCAGCCGGCTAACGGCTATGACTTACTGGCACCACCAAAGGGCATTGTCGATCGCGCCGCTGAGCTAATGAAAGATCAAGATGTTATTGATTGGTATAACGCGCTTTCAGAAACACCAGGCATTTTAGCCCTTCACCCTGATTTTACTTTTGCGTGCATCCAAGCCGCGCCGATAGCGATCACCAGTGATAAGAAAAAACTACGCGAGTACATCAGTCATAACCTTGGTGTGATTCAGCCAGTACCAGTTAAAACCGAAGAAACCGCCTCAAATGAAGGGGCAAAACAGGAAGTGGTCACCGGTGAACTAGTGAATCTCGGGGGCAGTAAATTTGATGTGAGCCAGATTTTTGAGAATAAACCACCAGCAATAAATGATGCACATTTGGGGGAAAACGCGGATCTGTCAACCAAACATTTGGGGGAAAGTGAAGATTTGTCAACCAATGTGGCTTTATCTCCGCGCGCCCTGCAAATCAAGGTAGCGCTGCAAAGCGTAATTAATGGCGAGACTGATTTGGATTCCGCAGAAGCCATTGCAACCACATTAGAAAGCGAAAATGTTGATCCGGCCTACCTTCTGGAGTGGCTGCCTAATGAAATCGAATTGGCCGAGCTGGGCGATGAGTTAGAAGACTGCACGGTAGGCAGCCTCATGATGGATTTATTCGATATCGCACCCAAATTCATTACTGACTCATCCGAACGCGTCCAGTTCTTTACCAACCAAATTGCACTCTATAAAAAAGAGTGGGCAGAAATCGAAGCAGAAAAGGTCAGTAAAGAAAAACCAGCCAAGCCCAAAAAGCCAACCATTGAAGAGCTGCAGGCCGAGATTCAAGCACTGAAAACCCACCAGCAATTATTTAGTAATTTTGTTAGCGCAGGCGTGAAATTCCTTATGGCTTGCGAGGGGGATAAATGATGCTTACTCCTACCCCACTGGCGCCTAGTGCGCCAGAAACTGAGTGCCACTGCTATTGGTGCGGTAAATCGAAAGAAGCCGCAGCGATGATCGGGAAGCTGATCAAAGTCGGTCAGCACCAACAATATCAAAAGTTCTGTGATGATCATTGCCACGCAGAATGGAAATTATACTGCGCGCCAAAAGTGCAAGTTTCACGCACACCAGCACGTCGCTATTCATCATGGGAACTTCGCTGAACAGTTGGATCTGATTCTTGAAAATCAATTTACAGATAGGTGATTCGATATAGTTCGTGGGGTGCCTATGGCGCAGGTTGTCTTTATCGAGGAATGGATGGTAGAGGATGGGCTCAGAGCTAAAACGGGTCTAGGGGACCGTCAGATTGAGCAGTACCGGCAAGGATGCTGGATTGAAGGGATTCACTTTAAGCGCGTATCGCCCAGTGGTGATAAAACAAAACGCGGGATCATTTGGTACAACTACCCAATGATAAACCAAATTATTAGAGAGGCATAAAATGGCAACGTTACCGACCGGCGTGGAAATCAGAGGCAACAGCATCTGCATCTGGTTTATCTACCGCGGTAAGCGTTGCCGTGAAATCCTTAAAGGATGGGCTAATACACCAGCAAACATCAAAAAGGCCGGAAACCTCCGGTCTATGATTGTTAGTGAAATAAATCTTGGCGAATTCAGCTATCACAATCGCTTTCCAACATCAAAAAATGCATCGAAATATGATACTGAAAAATGGGTTTCAAGCTTTTTCGAACTCACTGAGCAGTGGCTAAAAACCAAATCCGTTGAAGTCAGCCCTGGTACTCTTGTTAGTATGAAATCTCAGATTTCTGTTTTAAATCGAGTCATCGGCGAACACACCATGATTGAATCGATCACCCACAACAACATTCTGGCATACCGGCATGAGCTGTTGCACGGCGGCACGTTCTATAGCCATCGACCAAATAAGATTGGCCGTAGTGTCCGTACCGTTGAAACATACGTATCCCTACTCTGCCGCGTACTGAAATTCGCTCATCGTTCAGGATTTATCACAAGCAAGCCTTTCGAAGAAATAACAAAACTCAAATCAACAAAGGCAAAACCAGACCCATTATTGAAGAGTGAGTACTCAGCACTGCTCGCCGCTATGCGTGGCCAGACAAAAAACCTATTCCAACTTGCTTTCTATTCAGGGATGCGCCATGGCGAACTCAGCGCATTGGCATGGGAAGATATAGATCTCAATACTGGGATTATTCAAGTTTCGAGAAATTTAAATAAGCTCGGTATTTTTGGCCCACCCAAAACGCGGGCTGGCAACCGAGTAATAACATTATTGGCTCCTGCACTTGAGGCGCTTAAGGCACAGAGAGCACTTACCGAATTGCAGCCACGGACAGAGATCACGTTTCAGCATCGCGAATATAGGAAAACTGAGCAGCAGCACGTACGTTTTGTTTTTCAACCGCGAGAAGTAAACAACGAGAAAAAACCACATTACTGCTCATCGACGATCGCAACGTTATGGGATACAGCCATCAAGCGATCTAAGGTTCGCCGTCGAACGCCGTATCACACAAGGCACACATACGCATGCTGGATGCTGTCTGCTGGCGCCAATCCGGCATTTATCGCTAGCCAAATGGGGCATGAAAACTCGAAAATGGTTTTTGAGGTATATGGTACGTGGATTGAAGAAATGAACAACGAACAAGTACAAACATTGAACTCAAAACTCGCTATTTAACCATGCAACTCCAGATTTGAGCTGACACACTGTAGGGTAAGGCAGCATTGTGCAAAATGCGGGCGTTGCCAGTAGGTCAGTACAATGAGTAGCAGGATGCAGCACTGTCACTATCGATGTAAATAAAAACATGTTTTAAAAAACAGTATTGACCTCAAATCTCAAATGAGTAAATTAGTACTCAGCAGCACAATGAAATTGGTTAGTAATTTGTTGAATAGAAAGAAGTAATGAAAAGACCATTTTGCTTTACAGGCCACGAAGTTTGTTGTTTGGGATGTAGTTCGCTTTCAGGCCTCGTAGTGGTTGTGCTGGCTCGCAAAATGGTAGTCTTAGCGCGATGATGTAAAGCCCTGTTTTTTAGATAATGCTGGCGGTTTCTTTTTTTGATTGTAACCGTATCGGCAATGGGCAACGCATCAAAGAGTATATATCGCGAGGGGATGTGCTTGTTTAAGTTGCCACGCTTAGGTTCTGAAAGCGCAGGCAGGTGTATGACGAGATAAATAGAGGGAGGATTTTTAGTATTAATGCCCAATATTATCTGTAGTAAACGGGTGCATTTAAAGCAGTATAAATAGCAGTATAATTTTATTAAGTTCATTAATGTTAAATCTGAAGTCTGAAGTACCTTAAAAGCCCTGACTGCAATGGTCAGGGCTTTTAAGATTACTACCTCCTTTAAATTGTAAGTTCTCCTAACCAATTATTAATAAAACTAACCTTGATAATTCACCCAGATGAGCCTCCAATGCCTTATAGGTTTGAATGCGCTTAATCAAGGTAAGCACACGCTGACCTCCTCGACATTAATCATGTTTCCTCAATGTTAGTCATGCAGTTACAGTTGTTAGAAGAACTGCCAACATCTGTTCCTCGCTCATAGGGCCTTTAACTCTGTTAGCTCGTCCGCTTCATGCCAGAAGCGGAAACTGTTTAACGGTCATGCTAAGTCTTATGTGATGCATCATCGCCGTTATTCCTTAAACTCTCAATGTATCAATAACTGCTCGCAGAGCGGGTGACACATTGCGATGAGGATAATAGATGAATGAACCTTCAAGACGTAAACTGTAACGTTGTAGAACCCTAATTAGATTACCTCGTTCTAAATCATCGGAAACTAACTCTTCCGGAACATAAGCCAGTCCCAGTCCTAAACTGGCAGCTTTTGCTTCCATATAGCTGTCAGCAAAAACCCACTGACCCTGCGGCCGATGGGTGATTTTTTTATCATCTTGATGTAGTTCCCATGCATACAGGCTACCGTCACCGAATTGATAAGCGATACAAGGATGAGCCACTAAATCTGCGGGGGTTTGTGGAAAACCGTAGCGACGAAAGTGCTCTGGTGTACCGACAACAGCCATCTCCATATCAGGAGTGATGCGAACAGCAATCATGCCACTGCCAACTTCCGGACCTAGACGCACACCTGCATCGAATCTCTCCGCAATAATATCGACAAACCGACTTTCGCTGATGAGTTCCAATCGGATGTCAGGGTAGCGCTGCTTAAACACTGCAAGCTTCGGCAGGAGTACTTTATCAATAGCGTGCTGACTGGCATTGATGCGTACCGTACCTGATGGGGACTGACGATAATGGGCAAGCGTGGCTAGCCCCATATCTAAAGCGTCGAATCCTGACTCAATGGTTCCATACAGTTGTTCACCTGCATGGGTGAGCGATAATTTGCGGGTGGTGCGTACCAGAAGTTGAACGCCCAGTCGTTCTTCAAGTTCGCGCACAGAACGGCTGATCCCTGACTGTGCCAGGCCAAGGCGTTGTGCCGCAGCGGTAAAACTCCCTTCCCGCACCACCTGCATGAACAGGTATAAATCGTTATAGCTTTCCCGTTTCGCCATAATTTCTCCCTCGCAGCCGCACCATTATTTAGAACAATTTGGTATTAATTCAAGCATTTTTTACCCACTAATCAGCACTTTTACTGCTAACTATAATGTGCTCATTGCAACAAAGCACAGCAGCGTTGTCCGTATGAAACCTGCATCTATCATGTTTTATGAGGAGATTTTGATGACTGCTTTCACCAAAAAACTGACAGGTGCCATGCTGCTATGCGCATCATTAAGTGGAGTCTCAAATATGAGTTATGCCGATACAACCAATCCGAACGCGCCTGCTACGCTGGTCGATAAATGGGATAAAACCTTTACTCAAAGCACGAAAGTTGCTCACCGTAAAGTGACCTTTCAAAACCGCTACGGGATCACCCTCGTCGGGGATCTCTACATTCCCAAGGATCGTGGCGAGAGTAAGCTGGCTGCCATTGCCGTCAGCGGCCCCTTCGGCGCGGTGAAAGAGCAGTCAAGCGGCCTGTATGCGCAAACGCTGGCAGAGCAAGGGTTTGTTACCCTAGCGTTCGACCCTTCTTATACGGGCGAGAGCGGAGGCTACCCGCGCAATGTCGCGTCCCCAGATTCAACACCGAGGACTTCAGCGCGGCGGTAGATTTCCTAGGTCTGCAAAAAGAGGTGGATCGCAACCGTATCGGGCTGCTGGGTATCTGCGGCTGGGGCGGCATGGCTTTAAACGACGCCGCGATGGATACCCGCGTCAAAGCAGTGGCAACCAGCGTGATGTACGACATGAGCCGTGCGATGGGACATGGCGTGGGAGATGGCAAAGATCGTTATAGTACACAGGACCGTCGTGCCATATTGCAGTACCTGAATGCACAGCGCTGGAAGGATGCGAAAAATGGCGCTTTCGCGCCCGGCGGGCATGACATTTATGTTGATGAGAAAGGCAACGTCAGTGCGTCGAGTCGTATTCTGCCGGAAACGTTACCCGCCAATCCCAATCCGGTTCTTAAAGAGTTCTTCGATTACTATCGTATCCCGCGCGGTTTTCATGAGCGTTCGGTCAACTCAACCGGCGCGTGGAATGCAACCATGCCACTGTCATTTATGAATATGCCGCTGCTGAGTTATGCAAATGAAGTCACTATCCCTACGCTTATTGTGACCGGCGAAAAAGCCCATTCACGCTATTTTGCTGAAGATGCCTTTAAGGCGATCGGCAGCAAAGAGAAAGAGCTGGTCATTGTCTCAGGAGCAAACCATGTTGACCTGTACGACAACGTTGTGGGTAAGATCCCGTTTGCTAAATTTGAACAGTTTTTCAAAACCAACTTAAAGTAATGGTTTGAAGCCGTCTGATATTTGCAGGCGGTTGTTTATTTCCCATACATCATCCCCGCCCACGTTTTTATCGTTATTCCCTGAATAGCGTCTATTTTGGCTGCGGCTAAGTCTCGCCGAAGCGATATAAAGAGATACTGTTAATGTCCACAGTAAGTCATAAAACATCACCCACTAAAACAGATGCACACTGGGGAGGCGTGTTTGCCATGACGCTCTGCGTTTTTGTGCTAATCGCTTCCGAGTTTATGCCTGTCAGCCTGCTTACGCTTATTGCCAACGATATGCACATCACTGAAGGACTGGTAGGCCAGGGGATCGCCATATCTGGCGCACTAGCGGTACTGACCAGCCTGACTATCTCTCGTATTGCCGGAAATCTGAATCGTAAATATCTTCTTCTGGGACTGACGGTCTTAATGGCCATATCGGGAATGGTCATCGCTATAGCACCTAACTATCCGGTTTATATGCTGGGGAGGATTATGATCGGTGTCGTTATCGGTGGGTTCTGGTCAATGTCGGCTGCAACTGCCATTCGGCTCGTGGCGCAGCATCAAGTTCCCCGTGCGCTGGCAATTCTCAATGGAGGGAACGCGTTGGCGACCGTTGTGGCTGCGCCGCTTGGTAGCTATCTGGGGACGACCGTCGGTTGGCGCGGGGCTTTTTTATGTCTCGTTCCCCTTGCCATAGCTGCGTTCATTTGGCAATGCATCAGCCTACCTTCAATGGAAAACGATAAAAGACAAAAGCAACAGAGATCTATGATTCGTCTGTTTAGAATCTCGGACGTACCTACGGGGCTGGTGGCCTGCGGACTATTCTTTGTGGGGCAGTTTGCCTTATTTACCTACGTGCGCCCCTTTCTGGAGACGGTAACTAGCATGGGTCCTTCTGGCCTCTCCCTAATTTTGCTAGCAATAGGCGTAGCAGGTTTTGTCGGCACAATGGTCGTATCAACACTCCTAAACGCTTGGTTTTATCAGACCTTAATTATGATCCCTCTGCTTATGGCAGCGATTGCCGGTACGTTACTGCTGGTAGGCCACAGCATCTGGGCAGTTGCCGTTTTGCTAAGCCTGTGGGGGCTGCTTGCGACGGCGGCACCAACGGGATGGTGGACATGGATAGCTCGTACGCTTCCCGAAGATGCAGAGGCTGGGGGTGGTCTCATGGTTGCTGTCATCCAACTCTCGATAGCACTTGGTTCAACAGCAGGAGGTCTAGTATTCGACAGTTTGGGATGGCGAAGTACTTTCGGATTGAGTGGTATAATACTTCTTGGCGCGGTATCGATGACGTTTCTCACATCGCATAAAAATAGCAATGCGCGCTAGAGCAATCACATTCGTCCAAACTTCTCTCTGTCGTGGTATTTAGCAGAGAGGCGAGCGTCTGCTTCTCGCTCATCGCAGACCTCGCAGTGCTTCAGGCGCTCCGCTTCGTGCCAGAAACGGACGTTACTGATAGCCCAAGCCCCTTTACCCTTGATGAAGAATGTGGGGATGATATTAATAGGTGAATACCGGAAGATCTCTAACCGTAAGCAGGCCGTTTTTAGAGCATAACCACATTGCCATCTAGTCACCGTAAGAATATGTACAGAGAGCATCTTTTACAGCAGCCCTCTGTATTTTATGAAAATAATACAACTTAGGAATAGTTAAACGCATTTGAACGTCAGGCGAGCAACGCCATTAACAAGTAAGTGTGTATCAATATCAGTTTTGACTTCTCTCATGGATTTATTTTGTACCCTACAAAAATCAGAAGCCTTTTTAGTTGCAGTGCCAATAGCACCTTGTATACGGCCTGCAGCAGGCGCGGCTTCTACCTCAGTGAGATAGTTCCCATTTCCCAGCGTTTTAACATCGGACTGATATGTCAAACCCAAACCTTGAAACTGTGTTTTATCATTTTGCACAGAGCAACCACTTAAAAAAGAACCAATTAAAATGGTAATAGCTATTGTTGACGTTTTCATGTGAAGAATAATCCTAGTGTCTTTTGTTAGTCTATATTATACAACCCTGAATATAATATTACTTAAACCGAATACTATTTATAGTTTTTCACAAGATTACAGTATTGAGTATTCAGATAAACAAATGGCACTAACCAACCAATAAGAGCTTCAAACTTTGACCATTTGATCCGTTCCTCACGATTTAAGACACGTCGCTGTAAGTATGCATTCTTAACTTCGGTTTTTCGCTCATAGCAGACCTTGCAGTGCTTCAGGCGGCCCGCTTCGTGCCAAAAGCGGACATTAATTAATACTATCGTAGTTCAAATACTGTAGAAATTCTCAAGTCTGATTTAAGTTTCATCTATACAGATCGTCCCGGATATGCAAAATACAATAGGTTTATCTTAATAGGTATAACTTTACCTCATATCAGCAATGGATAAATTATGTTAATTATTTTTAATGGGTTACCTGGTAGCGGGAAAAGTACAATTGCAAAATTGTTATCAAAGAAACTTAAGGCTGTATATCTGCGGGTTGATACGGTTGAACAGGCGATTCGTTCAGTATCTGAACAGAGCAAAAAAATTGGCCCTGAGGGTTATTTTGTACTTTATGAATTGGCGCGTGAAAACCTCCAGTTAGGCTCGACTGTTGTCACCGATTCGGTTAATGATATTAATCTGGTACGCAATACTTTCCGCGATATAGCGATATCGTTGAATGTACCATTCCTAGAGGTTGAAATACTATGTTCAGATAAGACACAGCATCGTTATCGTGTGGAGAACAGACTATCAGATATCCCGGGATTAACCCTCCCTGACTGGGAACAAGTACAACGCCGTGACTATGAACCATGGGAACGAGAGCATCTACAACTGGATACAGCAATTTTATCAGCAACAGAATGTGTCGATACAATTCTCACAAGAATAAAGCCAGTTTGAAATGGATCAGGATGAACTTCATGCAGGCCATTCGAGATGTCCTTACCCATGTCAGGTATTGAGTGTATGGTAACCATTCTGAATTGGATAATGACAGGATTCAGTGTACTACGGGTTGAAACGCTATCGCCCGCTTATCGCTCATTGCCGACTGTCAGATTTTCTTGTTTTGTAAAACAAAATACTGGCAGGCATAGTTTGAGCCAGTATCATTTTGCTGGTGCCCCTAGAGTGCCCCTTTTCTTTTTATCAGTACTTTAAATTTTTTAAAAACAATATCTTAAGTGGGAACTCCAACTTTGTACTTATGAGTTATACAAATAGCCGATTCAAAAATGATGATTAAACCGACAAAACGCTGAAAAAACGAGGCTTAATCGTTGATAAAAGCAGCGTCCACCACTAGGTTTTATCTGCTTTTGCATGGCCTATTGCAGCTATTGATAAAAATGCCCGCCAGATCCTAGACCTCAAACCCCAACTCTGGCAGGATAGTTCTCAAGGAAACACGGATAACTTATTGTTTATATAAGCCTGTTTTTTTAGGTTGGATGATCCGACGCGATGTTAGCGACATTCTCCACCGCGCTCAGAGTCAAAAAATCGATATCGATTTATTACGGATGTTTCACTTTCACCGAATAATGAGGAATTCACGATTATGGCGACAACGAAAAAAGCGACAAAATCCCACATTGGTCTTGATACCAAACAATCTGCCAAACTGGCAGAAGCCCTCAATAGCCTGCTCGGCAACTACCAAGTGTTGTACATGAACGTGCGCGGCTATCATTGGAATATCACCGGACCACAGTTTTTTGAACTGCACGTGAAATTTGAAGAAACCTATAACGATCTGCTGCTGAAAGTCGATGAGCTTGCCGAGCGTATCCTGACGCTGGGTTATCAGCCTCGTCACGCGTTCAGCGAGTATCTAAAAACAGCGGATATTAAAGAAGACACTAACGTGACCGACGATAAAGGTACGTTAAAAGGTCTACTGGCGGGCTATTCGGTTCTGCTGACGCAGCAGCGTGAAATTTTAGAGTTGGCAAGCGAGGCCGGCGACGAAGGGACGTCTTCTTTGATGAGCGACTACATCAAAGAGCAGGAAAAACAGGTTTGGATGTTAAATGCCTATCTGGGCAAATAATCCCGTTTGAAGTTTTGCTCCAGCCCCGCGATGCGGGGCTGAATTTTTTCTACCACTCGTAAGCCACAGAATACAGCAATGAACGATGATGCTGAATTTTGTGTAAGCGGCGAACACTATAGATGTGTCGGTTTCTGCGGGATTGGCCTTCTAACCAGCAACTGCGTCGACGGTGTACCTGACGCAACATACGCCAGCGCCCTACTTCATTTCTACTACGTCGCATGACAAACGTCTCTCTGGGTGAGTGCGCGGGCATTATAAACCTATAGTGATATTTGTCACACAATCGATTTGCCTTCTTGGCTGTAAATCCTCAGCACGTGCCCGATAATAATTTGTCTCAATGTTACAAGCCGTAAACTAATACGAATTTTAAATCGATGACTTTTATCCGCGAAAAGGTTTTACCTTTCAACAACAGTGCGTAAACTCAGTTGAGATAACGCTTTTTTGCGAAAGGATAACTCGCCTTTATGACAACGTTTTATACCGTAATTAGCTGGCTGACAATTTTTGGCTACTGGTTACTTATTGCCAGCGTGACACTTCGCATTTTGATGAAGCGCCGTGCGGTTCCTTCCGCCATGGCTTGGTTGCTCATCATCTATATTCTGCCACTGGTGGGGATCATCGCTTACCTATCATTCGGGGAACTTCACTTAGGGAAAAGGCGTGCCGAGCGCGCGAAAGCAATGTGGCCTTCGACGGCGCATTGGCTAGCCGATCTGAAAAGCTGTAAATCTATTTTTGCCACCGGTAACAGTGAAGTCGCCGCGCCGCTGTTTCAACTATGTGAGCGTCGTCAAGGGATTGCGGGCGTTAGAGGTAACCAACTACAGTTGCTGACCACTAGCGATGATACGCTGAAAGCCTTAATTCGTGACATCGAGCTGGCGCGCAGCAACATTGAGATGGTGTTTTATATTTGGCAGCCTGGAGGATTAGCCGATCAGGTCGCCGAGTCGTTGATGGCGGCAGCGAGACGCGGCGTTCATTGCCGATTACTGCTCGATTCTGCTGGCAGCGTCACCTTCTTCCGCAGCCCTTATCCTGCCATGATGCGAAACGCAGGTGTGGAAGTTGTCGAAGCGCTGAAGGTTAATCTGATGCGTGTCTTCTTACGCCGCATGGATTTACGCCAGCACCGAAAAGTGGTTTTAATCGATAACTTTATCGCCTATACCGGCAGCATGAACTTGGTTGATCCGCGTTTCTTTAAACAAGATGCCGGTGTTGGGCAATGGATTGACGTGATGGCGCGCATGGAAGGCCCCGTGGCCACCACCATGGGCATCATTTTCTCTTGTGATTGGGAAATTGAAACCGGTAAGCGTATTTTGCCGCCGGAGCCAGAATATCATTCACTGCCGTTCGAAGAAGAATCTGGACATACCATTCAGGTTATTGCTTCTGGCCCAGGCTTTCCTGATGAACTGATCCATCAAGCGCTGTTGACCTCGGTCTATTCTGCGCGTGAGCAGCTCATCATGACCACACCTTATTTCGTGCCGAGCGATGACTTACTGCATGCCATTTGCACCGCAGCACAGCGTGGCGTTGACGTTTCTATCATCGTGCCGAAGAAAAACGACTCCATGTTGGTGGGCTGGGCCAGCCGCTCATTCTTCACTGAATTGCTGGAAGCGGGCGTTAAAATCTACCAGTTTGAAGGCGGGCTGTTGCACACCAAGAGTGTGTTAGTCGACGGCCAGCTGAGTCTGGTTGGCACAGTCAATCTCGATATGCGTAGTCTGTGGCTGAATTTTGAAATCACCTTAGTGATTGACGACGATGGCTTTGGCGCTGACTTAGCCTGCGTGCAAGACGATTATATTGCCCGTTCTACCCTGCTTGACCACGCTGAATGGCTAAAACGTCCGCTGTGGCAGCGCGTTGTTGAACGACTGTTTTACTTTTTCAGCCCATTGCTGTAAATAGCTTGGCTAAT